ACCAACAATGCGGAGTTCTTTGCACCCACGAAGGACATGGCCGAAGATGCGATCATCCGCACCAATGTCGCTTGGCATCGGAATGTGGAGCGCTTCCATCTCATCGCGGACGTCGTCGATCGTCACGCGCCCGTTCTTCTCAACGAGTCGCAGAGCGTGGCGGCGAAGCATCTCGATATACTCGGAATGATTCACTTGCCAATGCTGGCATATGCGCTCGAATTCGGTTAACCCGAAAAGCGTGAGCGCAGGAAGCGCTGCCATTTTATGCAGCCGCCTTGATTTTGCGAGCGAGTTCTTCAAGCGCGTATTCCACCCGAGCGCGGTCGCAGGTATTGATGCTGCACTCCGCGCCAAACTCGCGAAACTCAATCGCTGCACACGGAATCTGTTGCACGAGCTTCTTCACTCGCGCGATAAGCTGCGCGGGCGTTTCGCTTGGGATGAGGCAGCGATGACAAAACCACTTGCCACCGCCATCCTCTCCGTCGAGCGAATAGGGGCCTTCACCATCCCATTCGATGCGAAGGACTGCTCCGCACTCACAATGACGGTGATCGCTCTGCGATTCCGAAATCGAATCTTGTTTGGCACAGGCTTCGCGGCAATCGGTTAGGGGCTGGTCTGCTTTATGGTCGTGAAGAGTCGCAGTGATCGTCATGATGTACCTACTCGTTTACGGCTGGTGAAAGTTGTTGGGCTTGCGCGTCGCGTAGCGCATCAATGAGTCGGTGCGCGCGCGGCTCGTTTTGTAACTCGATGCCGTCGATCGAATCGACGGAAACAAGGTCAGTCGGCGCTTGCATTTTCATGCGGCACGCTTGGGGCCGCGTGGGCCATTGGGAATTTCGTAGTGCGCGATGCCTGCGACTAACGCTCTGCGCGCATTTGCTGCGGTGCGAATGGCATCGTCGAGCGCAGCGATCGCGTTCATCACGGTCTCCGCGTCGATGCGAAGTGCAGATTCTGGACGACCACGACCGCGCGTTTTTCCCCCACTCGGGGCGTTGCGTGATAGTGTCTGTTCCATGAAAGCAACTAAGCCGTCACTCCGCGGTCCACCATGTCGGCAAACCCCGGAAGCTTTGTGCGCAATTTTTGCACGGCTGAAAAACGCGGTTCCGTCTCACCGGCGAGCCATTTAGCCACCGCTGAAGTCGACACGCCCGCGTGGTACGCGATTTCGGTAGGCGTCCAACCGGCGGCCGATGCCGCTTGTCGAAGCGCGTCTTTGAAGTCCATGGACCAAGTATAGGAAAGTGTACCCGGTTTGTCAACACCTTTCGGGTGCCGGTTTCGGCTATTTTCGAGAGGTGCCCGAACTCCCGTTTACTGAGCGGTTTAACGCCGTCACGGCTTCCATTTCTGAGACTGAGCTAGCCCTCGTGCTGGACCTATCTATCAGCGCAGTTCGCAAGTTGCGTTCCGGCGAGACTCAGACATTGAAGCTTGATGGCGCCTTGCGTCTTTGCTCGCGCCTGGGGATTGACCCGTGGTACTTGGCGTTCGGGAAAGAGCGATCTGCTACGCCGAATCAGCCTGCGTTTTCGATGTTTTCCGACGACGTCTCGCGACGAGATAGGGAGTCAATTCCACTACCTCAGCAAGAGGACCAACGATTGGCGCGGGTGGAGGCCGAACTGCGCGAGATGAGGGAGATCTTGAAAGAGATCGAACCGCAACTGCAGCAGCTCGTAAGCGCGAAAGCACGTCCGCCGAAAGTAAAGAAGCTCGCGTGATACGGTCGAGCGGAAGCGGGTCCTGGTCGGCCATTGGCCTCCCCGCCCCTGGGCATCGCGTCACCCGCGACGGCGGCAGGCGGGGCCGGCCTGCACGCGCGACTTTCAGCGAACGTGCGTTCGGGTCCTTGGGAGGCTAAATCGTGGGTTGGATTCTTCTGATATTAGGGTTTGCGAGTTTTGGCGCTGCCTTCATTAAGGCCGGTGTGGCATGAATAAAGAATCTGGTTTCGCTTTCTTTATTTTGATCGCGCTGATCGTGATCGTTGCCGCTGGGTATCTGGTTTGGACTCGCCCCTTTAGCGAAAGCGATATTCAGCACCACAACGCCAACAAGAACCCCTATCTTCCGCTGCGAGCCTATGACTCTGGCGCCGATTTTTACGCATTTAATCGCTGCTCGATGTTCCTTGTCGTCGATGGTAAGAAATTCAGCTTTGCCGGCGACGAACAAAACGACGAGTGCACCTGGGCAAACCCTGGCGACGCGCTAAAAGCCATGACGTTCGTCCGCGACGACGGGAATTAAGCGGCCACAAAACCCAACATATGGGCACCGCCGCGAGCATGATAGACTTCGATGAAATGTTTACCGCATTAACGGTCGCACTCAATCTTGGCGACTGCGACTCGATACCGGTCGGTGTCGTCGGCCCCAGCGGCCTCGTTTACGCGCCCTGGATTGTGCGCTCGAATTGACGCAGCAAAAGGCCTGGGTGTACTGCGTCGTTTCCTCCGATCGACAGGCCGACACGCTGCCGGATCAAGCGTCCTGGGCGAGGGAAGCGGCTCTTACGAACGGCTGGGAGATCGCTCGCACCTTTGAGGGTACATCCTCAGGTGCGGCCGGCACCCGCAAGCTACTCCAGGAACTCCTCGATGCTCTGAAGGCCATCCCAAAGGCGCAGCGACCTCAACGCATCTTGATGACGCGCCTTGACCGCACCGGCCGCGGTTTAGCGATCGAACCGCTCGCAGCGCTTGCGGAAATCTATAACCTCGGTGTCATCGTCCACACGCGTCAAGACGGTGATGTATCAATTCGCACGGCCTCTGACGCGCTCGTCCCCATTCTGCGCGTCCTAACGGGGTCGCTCGAAAACGAGGCCCGTCGCGACAAGTCCGTCGCTATGCACGCGCGCAAGCGCGCTGCCGGCGAGGTCCAAGGTCTTCCGCCGTATGGCTTCGTCGTCGTCGACAAGCATTTGCACGTCTACGAGCCAGAGGCGGCATACCTGCGTCAGTTATTTGAATTGCGGGCGCGCGGCATGGGGTACGCGCAACTTTCAACCCACGCGCGAAAACACGCGCCGGCAAAGCGCCTCAAGAGCGGTACGCTGAAGCCGGTGAAGTGGCAGACAACGACGTTGACGCAGATTCTCAAGAACGAGGCTTACCGCGGCACCATCATCGCGCAAGAACTCTTCGATGAGGTGGTCGCCATGCGTCGCGGTGCGATCGCGCGCCAGGACGCCAAGAACCCCTGGCCGATGCGCGGCGCCCTTCGCTGCATATGCGGTCTTGCGGTAACCGGCCGCACAAGCGGCTCGCCGCCGTGGCGGCAGCGGTACTACGTCTGCGTCGACGTCGCTGCGCATGGTGGCTACCCCGGGCAGAATGCAAACGAAATCGAACGGCAATTCGGCGACCTGCTCGCCAAGATCGCGGCCAACCCGGAGATGATCGCCGCGTACAAAGAGCGCGCGACCGACGTGCCCGGCCTTCGTAGCCGAAAGCATTCGCTCGAACTCGAACTCGAATCGGTTGCGAAGCGACGCGCGCGGGTGTGGGAACTCGCCGAAGACGGCAGCATCCCGAAAAACGACGTCGCACAACGATTTGAAGAATTGCGCTCAAAGAGCGAACACCTGTCGCAGTCGATCGCCGAAACGGAGCGCGCGATCGTGCGGGCAGAGGCCGCGTCGAAACTTTGGGGCAGCGCAAGCGACGCGCTCGCGCTCGCCGCGCAAACATGGGCGACGGCGGACGTTGCGGCGCAACAAGAGATCGCGCAGGCCGTGAGTGCACTCGTCGGTGGCCTATGGGTCGATCCAAAGCGCAAGAATCGCCTGCTTATTTCGCATGGCAAGACGCGCAAAAAAGCCGAGACTATTTCACGTGAAACGCCATACCGGGCGCTCTTCACCCTGGCAGCACTCGCTCAGGAGCCCTAATGGCAAAATGAAAGGCGCCCGCCTATAGCGAGCGCCTTCGGGAGCCTGGTTCCAGGGTCACCTGTCGCACCCAGGATACCATACGTGGCGGAGCTTCCGCCATACTTGGCGGGATGAACCGCCTGGCTTGGAGCGGACGGGTGTCGAACCCGCTCGGGCAACTTGACAGGTGACCCCGGCTACCGAGCCCCGCCCCATGCACTCATCATCGCATGCACTTCTGCCATACGTGTGGCACGCTCGAAACGACGAGTTGCTAAATTGTCGCATTTTGGAAAATGAAAAAGCCCCCCGGCCGAAGCCGAGGGGCTGCAAAATCTAGATTTCTAGATTTCTAGGGTGTGGCCGTGCGTTTCCCGACGGCGATGAGCGCGTCGACGATCCCCGCGAGCTTGTCGTTGACGATCTGATCGAACGCAGGCTCGGATGCGATGAGCGCCTTTTTCACGCCCCCGTATTCCTCGGACTTGATACCGCCAGAAGGCAGATCGTCCGCAAAGACGGTGAGCGCCTTGTCGAGAGCATCGTCGGTGAGCCCGTCGACATAGCCAAGGATCGCATCGCGGTCGCTCTCGAGGAGCGTTGCACCAACTCGCTCAACGGCCTGTTCGCAGGCCGTGAGGAGTTGTGCGATCTGCGCGTTCACTAGGCCGATAGCGTCGCGGCAACCGACTTGATCGCGCCGACGAGCTTATCGAAGAGCGTGCCTTCGAACTGCGGGATCGCGGCTTCGATCTCGGCCTTGTACTCGTTCAGGAAGCCGTTGAACATGGTTGCAACGGGACCGAACTTCTCGTCGGCGGTTTCCGCTGCGGTGACGAGCGCGTCGACGCCTTGAACGCCCGCGGCGTCAATGGCCGGCTCCCACTCCGTGCGGTGCTCGGTGAGTACGCCGGCAAAGAGCGAGAGAGCGCCGGCAGCGATCTTTTTCCAGAAGTTGAACACGTGTTATTCCTTTCGAACGGTCGACGCTTGCGCCGCGTCGTTGGCGTTTGCAGATGCATCGACGGTGCGAGGCATCCCAAAGTATGAGAGGAGCAAAGCGACGACGATCGCACCGACGATCGCGACGACGGCCGCGGCTATCTGTGCGAACGTGTAATAGTCAGCGTTGTCGAGCGCGTGGTTGCGCGCGTGAAGTACGGCGCGAATCAGCGCATCGAAATAGTCGGCGTTGCTGAGCAGCCTGAAGAACGCAGCGACCGAGGCGACGATACTCCCGCCACCAATCGCGAGCCCGGCAAAGGCAACGCCGTGAGTGTTGAGTTTCGAGAGCATGCGGAGTCCTCGCAATCGGCAAACAAAGAACCGCCCCACACGGGACGGCAAATGGAGCAACTACGGGTGAAGGCGTCGCACGCAAACACGCGCACAACGTCAAGGCTGAAATCACGACGGCGCGTCGGAACCGTCTCCCGTGGGTGAAACCCACACGCCGGAGCGGATCATGGCGACGTTGCGCTTTGCTCTTAGGCCAACTTGGTTATACCAGTCGGATTCTTCAAGATGCTCGGCTGCGAGCACGAAGAGGGCGTGCGCCGACGCTTGGCCAGCGTTTTTCGCGGCCTGCGCTTCGTTCAGTAGCGCGCGGGTATTCGTGAAGTCGTTCCAGCCGGCGTTTCCGAGGTTATAAACTAAGTCGCAGATCGTGAAGCGGCGTGCGTCGGTCATCGAGTCGTATATCCCGGTCGCAAGCGATGCGCGCGCTTCGCTCTCGATCGGAGCGAACGAGTATTCAAAAAGCGCAGCATCTTGCGCAGGCGTCAAGGCCGTGGTGCCGTTCATTACGCCGTCGACGTCGGTGACCCCGCACTTAGCCAGCGCATCGCGCGCGTCGGAACGGGTTAAATTAAAACCAACACCGATCGTCTCGATGCCCAGCGAGTCGCGATAGGCTTTCAGGTCGTCGCCTTCGTCATCGCCAATGCGGCGCCGCACCTCGTCGATAAACGAGACGCGCTGTGCGTAGTCCATACTTAAATCTCCCTATGGGTGATGAACGAGCGGCGAAAAAGCGGAAATGAGCGTAGCGATCACCGTAGCTACGCCGAGCGTGATACCAATGAGCCAGCGGGTCCCACGTATGCGCTCCGCCTCGCGTTTTGAATCTTGCTCCCGTTGCTCGTTGACGGAGGCAATGAACGAATTGATCGTCTGCTTCATCCCGTCCATAAGCAGATTGATTTCAGAACGAGGGACGTAGCCGGTTTGTGGGTCGCTCATGGCCGTAAGGGCGGCACGGAAGTCCTCGCGCATGGCCGCAAGCTGCTCGCGGGTCTGCACCTGTTGATCGCGGATCTGTGTTTCGAGGGATGCCATCTGCCGCTCAAGCGGCTCGGCTACCCATTGACGCATCGCGTCCAGAATCCCGAGTGCGCTATCGGCCATGCGGCCCGGAATTTCGGCTCCCATTATGAACGCACGCTCCTTGAAGATGGGCCAGGTGGACTATACGCATTTGAATTTTCCCCACGCCGAAGCGGAAGGAGTACACTATCAACAGAAAGGCGAGCGCAAACAGTCCGCGCTCTTGAGGTAACGATGAAAAAGTTTCTTGCAGCGGCAACGCTCGCCGCTGGACTCGCAGCTTGCGGTGGTGGTGGCGGAGGCGGTACGGTTGCTCCGCCGACAAGCGCACCGGCTGCAGCAAAACTTGCTGCGGGCTTCGCGCAAACGGGAGGCCCTAAGGCTAACGCGCACGTTCACTCGCAAGCGTTGTCGGTTCGTCCGTTGACTGACCCAATTCTTACCGGATCACTCATCCCGTTCGCCACGTTCATCGTTGCGGACTCATACGTTCCGACGAACTTTAACCCAACGATCACATATCAAGCCGTCGCGTATCTCGACACTTCGAACGGCGGCACACTTCCGAATCCACTACCAACGCCATCATTCTCGCAAACGGGTGCAGCGCTCCAATTTCTTGGATCTGTTCCAGCGCCGGGAGATACCGCCGGAACGAAAACGAACATCGGTGCAGAGAGCGTTGGCGCACCGCCTGCTGCAGGCCAAACTACGGTGACTCTTTCCGCAGGCGGTCAAAGTGTCAATCTTACAGCCGATACCTATCCGGGGCTTGGTGTCAGCACCGCATCGGGTAGCAGCTACAATGCTCCGAGCGGACTCGACTTTACGACCGCTGGTGCAACGCCGGCGCCTTCTTCTCCTGACCTATCGATCGATACGTCACAAACAACGAGTGCGCTAAGCGCACCGCATGGAATCGTTGAGGTAAATAAGACTATCGATCAAGTGACGAGCGCCGATTATGTCGCCGCGAACGCAGTTACGACCATTCGCGACGTGCATCTCTGCGACGTATCGGGAGAAACGGCTACGTTTATTTTCCAAACCGCAGCGGGCGTGCTCGTGAAGTTCGCGCCCATTACCGAAGCAGGTCCAAACGTCGGGCAAGGCGTTTGCACGTACACCGATATTTTTGGACCGTATCAGGTCGCCGGTGTAAGCGGGTTTGCGTTTTAGATGGAGCCCAATCCGAAGGGACCGAGCCTGTTCGCGGCACTAGGTCAAGTCCTGCTCGCGTCCTTTCGGATTGCTTATGGTATCTTAGCGATCGTCCTCATATTTCTCACACTAAGAATGCTCTTCACCCTGTTCTCTATCTTTCACTGATACCAGGTCGCAGTTCCGGAGAACGTCATCTGCGTTCCGCCGCCTGAAGCGCCGGTGCCTGGATCGCATGTTCCGTCGCCGCTACCCCCGTTATCGGTGATAACCCACGACCACGCGCCGGCCGCGCCAGCCGTTGTGTAATTGCCGGAACTCCAGGACGAGGTTGAAATCGTTGACCAGGTTTGCACGGCCGTACCAGCCGGGTTTTTCAGTTGCACCGTGATCGACGTTGAGCCTGGGTAGGTTATCGACGATAATGTGAGTGCCAGAGGCGTACTTCCGCTTGGAGCGACCGTACCAGCCGGAAGTGTAATCGGCGATCCGCTATATGAATCGCTCCCGAACGGGCCGTGGCAAATGTATTCACCAGTCCCGGAGTCGAATGTCGACGTGTAATAGATCGTACTGTAGTTGCCGCTTACACCCTCACTTTGAAGCGACGCCGTATGCGACGATGCACAAGAAACTACGGCATTCCAATCAACGATCCGTGAGCCCGTCGCACCAACAAGCGGGCAGGATCCGGGCGTTGCATTTACAACGAGCGCGCGATACCGAGCGGCAGTGACGAGTTGGCTCGATCCGGTAGGTGCCGTCGTCGCCCACGTGAAGTTACCGCTTTGATTCGCCACGAGCGTCGTGTAGTCGATCGCCCGATTGGCGGCCGGAACTGTTGCGATCAACACAACCACTATCGCGAAGAGAACGGCCAGTTTCTTACGCATTGCGACGCACCGCCGCAATCGTTAGGCCAATGCACCACATCGACAGCGCTGCCACAATTGCATAAAGAATGAGCACTTGCCGATGTAATTCAACTATCGCGGCTCCGTCGATCGCAGCAAGAGCAAAAGCATCGTAGTGATCGTGGTCCTTGCCTGAGATTTGAGCGGGAGAATCATTTGCAATGATGCCGACCTTATGCAATCCGGTTGGTCCGCAACGCGTTGATTTGCAGTCGTACTCGGCGAAATCAGTGCTACCAAGAATATCGAGTGCGTCGAATCGAAATGGTGTGATGTTCTTCTTCCACTCTCGTCGCGATCCGGTGAAGTAGTTCGTCGCCGTGACATTGCCCGACGTGTCCCACGAGACTTGGGTCGTGCCGTTGTAGCGGAATTGGCTTGAGTCAGACGCACCAACCGCCCATTGCCAATTGTGCGTAGCCCCGAGATTTTCAAATGCCCAATTTGAGATAAACTGGCCATTACCATCGACGGAGGAGCCATTTTGGAACGCCATCCCAGAGATTGTTATTTGCGCGATCTTAGTCGAGCCATACCAAAACGCAATAGGAGTCGAAGGCGAGCACATGGCGAGCGAGTATGCCGTCTCGCTACCGCAAATTGAGGTTCCCGCGCTACTGTCCATACCAATATAGGAGCTTCCGCCTGTGTTTGCGATGTGAAGGTATGATGCTCCGGTCGTCTGACCGTTCATGGTAAGCCCCGAAGCGGTGGCCGCCGAAATGACCGGAGCGCTCGAGAACGTCTTCGCACCGGCAACGGTTTGCGCCGATGATAGATCGGTGTAGCCGTTCGTGATGAGCGTTTGGCCGATGCCACCGGCGAGCGATGACGCCGCGACCGTTGACGACGTAATTGAAGCGCCCGAAAGTACCGGAGCGTTCGAGAACGTCTTAACGCCTGCAATCGTCTGTGCCGAAGAGAGATCAACGTAACCGTTGGAGACCGACGTTTGCCCGATCGTGTTCGCCGAGATAGAAGCGCCCGACATGACAGGCGCGCTCGAAAACGTCTTCACGCCCGCAATGGTTTGCGCGCTCGCGAGATCTGCGTAGTCTCCGTGCGACAGGCCGACGCTCGGGGTAGCGCCCGTACCGACGGAGACCCCGGTGCCCGCGGTGAGACCTGTCAAACACCCCGGCGACGTAAACGCCGTGCCGGAAAATCCAATGCACGTCGACGTCGGAATCGAAGGCAAGTTTGCAAACGGAACGGTACCCGTCAGCGCGATCGTAAGGAGGTTGCTCGAAATGCTCGCACTCAGTGGCGACGATGCGGAAACACCCGAAGCGCACGTCGGACATGAAACGGTTGCGGTGCCGCTTACCGTCGACGCGTTGATGGGACTCGTTCCGACAACGCTACCAAGACCAGACGTACACGGTAACGAGATAACAACGCCAGCGCCGGTGTTCTGAAGGCAACCAGCGCTCGACAAAGACGAGATCGTGAGGCCGGAAAGCGTGACGTTGCTACCGTTGACAACGAAGCCCTGAAACGCCGGGACCGCTGAGATCATCCCCGACGTGATCGTCGAAGTACCGCTCGGCACCAGCACGTACGCGATCGCAATCCATCCCGTATCGACGGTGGGTTGCGAAGGGCTTGAGGCAGCCGTTCCGGCCTTAAGTTGATAAACGATCTGATCTTGACGCACCGAATTCAGCGTCAGCGATGACGGGTTACCGTGCGTATCGAGAAACGTGAACGGTATTGGCACAGTGTCAGTCGTGAGCACTTGCGCTTCGACGAGATAGTATTGCGAAAGGCCCGAAGACGGGGCCGTGATGGGGCCAACCGAACCGGTAGGACCGCTTTGCAACGCCTGCACCATAACCTTCGTCGTATCAGAAGAAAGCTGGGGCGTGTACGAGCCTTGCGGAAGCGGGTTCGGGTCGTCGACGGCGAGCTGATAGATCGCACCAAGCGTGTTCGCGGTTGTCGGAGAGACTGCAACAAACATGCCACCGTTGGGTGCGACAGTAAGGTCGGTATAGAATCCGCCGGCTGAAAGATTCGAGCCAGCCGCATCGCGCATCCACGTTCCCAACGCGAGGCGCGTGAAGCGGCTAATGCTATTGAGCCCTTCGGCCGTCGGGTTCTGGTTTGGATACCAAATGACGCGGCTTCCGGCGAACGCTGGCGCGATCGAGAGGACAACGAAAAGCGCCGCGAGAGCGGCGCTCATGATCTTTCGCACTAAAATTTCTCCCTATGCGTAACGGGTTGCGGTGATTACCCACGGTCCAAGTGTGAACGCGCCGCTACCGATGGTCAGGCTGAACGTGATGGTCTGCGCGCCGTTTGCATCGTTGTCGGCGCGACATTTCGCCAAGACTTGAACCCAAGCGTTCGAATTGAATGCTGCCGTGCCGTTTGCGTTCGTTGAAAAAACGGTGACGGTACCGCCCGCGATAAAGCAGTTGATCTGGCCGTTGCTGTTGTCTGTTTGCGTCAGACCGTATTCGAGCTTGACGAGCCACTTGCCATACCCTGGCAACGGGATGCTCGGCGTTCCGCCGATTCCATCGTTCACCAAAGCCATGCCTACAGCGATTTGATATGCTGGCGGCCCGGCGAACGAGAGTGTAGCGCCATTTCCAATGACCGAGCCAACGGTTCCGGCGATGGGATTGAGGCATTTCACGGTGAGCGGCGATGAGCCACCAACAGTAACATATCCGTACATCGCGCTACTATTGTCCGAAAGATTGATGTACGTGCCCGTCGGATATGCTCCGGGAAGATCGACGGGAACTGAAACGGTCGTTCCGATCGACGGAATTTGCACCGAGCTCGTTGTATGCGCGAGCGGTGATGGTCCTTGCGCACCCGTTGCGCCCGTCGCACCCGTTGCGCCCGTCGCACCCGTAAGGCCTTGCGGCCCTTGCGAGCCAGTTGGACCTTGCGGACCGGCAACGCCCTGCGGCCCTTGCGAGCCAGTTGCGCCAGTTGCGCCCGTCGCGCCCGTCGCGCCCGTCGCACCAGTCGCGCCGAGAGGCCCGGAGATCATCATGCTCGCGCCGGAAGGCATCGTAGCGCCAGCGACCGTGCCGGCTACAAGCTGCGTGCACGTTACGGTTGGCGAAGTCGTGAGCGCTCCAGCCGTGACCGTTGCGTAGAATTGCTTCGTCGTATCGGCAGATACGAAAAGTACGCGCTGCTGCGATGGAAACGCGGCACCGTTCGCGACTGCGATCGTGACGGCCGCATTTACGGCTGGGATTACGAAGTCGGCCGTCGTTGCGGTAAACGGCGGGACCGCTGGCCCTTGCGGACCGGTAGCACCCGTGAGACCTTGGATGCCTTGCGAGTTCATCGTCGGCATGAGATAGGCGATGTTGCCGACGTTGATCGCAACGGTTCCGGAGGGAACGCTTACCGAGGCAAAGGATACCCAACCGCTCGGGGCCGATGGAACGCCACCGCCAACGGTGCCTTGAATGTACTGATAGATGACGCCGTCGTTGTCCTCGGCGATATTCTGTGAGGTGATGTTGCCAGAGCCATCCTTGACGTTACGCGCGACGCTACCGACGTTGATGAGCGCGTACTGAACGGCGATGAGATCGATGCGCGTGCCGCTGCCAGGCGCAGCCGGAACCGCGAAGACCGACGACGTTGGGCAGCCGTCGCAAAAGAAACCCTGCACAAGCGCCATTTGACCGGCGCCGCCCGCGGTTATGTTCATCGTGCCGTTCGTGGTTACAACAAGCGGCGTCGCGCCAGCGTTAGGGAGCGCGTTGAAGAGACCTTGCTGCGCATAGATCCCGCGGCCGATTTGGGCGCGGTTTGCCGATTGCTCCGAGAGCATGTCGGCATATGAGACGATCTCGCCCTGAATAAAAGCAAGACGAATCGCCGGCACGGTATTTTGCGCCATGATGGCCTTTCGCTAGACGATGTAGGTCTGATAGTACGGTTGGCGTCCGGTGCACTTGAAAAAGTTCACAAGAAAGCCGAGACGCGCGTCAGGTGGCGTCGTTGATGTTTGAACGAAGTTTCCATCGATGAGGACTGTGTCGATGTCGAGAGCCGAATGGTCGAGATACCACGCCGAGAGACCGCCCGAAAACCCAATGCCAATCACGAACTTCGGCGGATAGATATTGTACTGCGCTGCAAGCCCTGGCTGCGTGCGACCATCCCATACCGTGACGACCGGAAGCGCGATGCCCGCTTGCGTGATGATATTGTTCAATGCGCCGAGATTGTCGAGCGCACCGAGTTTCGTATCGAGCGCAAGGTTCTCAGCGATGAGTTTCTGCAACGCTTGATTTGCGGTCGCGACGTAAAACTGCGTGACTGCCTGCTGAATCGCATTGATCGTCCCGCGCGGTCCGAAGGCTGCGTAGATACGACTCAGATAGACGTCGTCGGGCTCGTCGATGTACCGAAGCAGATAGGGACCGAAAAAGTCAAACGCCCACGAGTCGAGGGCAGAGCCCGTGGACGTTTGCACTCGTTCAGCGGCAAGAATCTGCTGCTGTTCGAGATCGATCGCCCCGAGCGCCGAAGCGAATGCCGAAAAGAGCGCGTTTGCCGGATCTCCGGCTGCTTGTGCGCTATCACCGAGCCAACCGTTGATGTAGAGCCGCAGCGCTTCTTCCGTATAGCCCTGCTGTGAAAGAAAAGGCGACCGGTATTGGTCAACCGAGATGATCGTGTTCTGGCCGGGGTTTGCGTTGCCATAGAACACCTGCGGCAGTTCCGGGGCGAGCGTCCCGTAGAACGTCGCAACGTATTGCACAGCGCCAGCCACGTCGCCATTGAGGATGCCGCCGAGTTGCGTGTATCCCGAAATGAGCACGTTGCCAGAGACCTGCTGCGCGCCCGCGGGGTATACCGTGACGAGCACGCCAGGGGGGAGCGGGTTGATACCCGTCTCGTCCGTGAAGACCAACATCGTTTTTGATCTCCGTTAGGGCGTGACGCACGTGAAGGCCGGCGTGCCGCAAACGAGTTGCTGGGCAAACGTAGCCGTGATGTCCGCGGTGCCTGCGTTCAGCGTGAGCCCATCGACGTTAGCAACACCGTTGCCGACACCGGGCAGCGTTGCGATCGTCGTATAGAGCACCGAATAGATTTTACCGAGGGCGCAGATCGTGGAATTCCCGGCGGGGTCTAGACCGATGTTATTGATGTAGGTCTCGACCGCCGCGTTGAGCGCCGCTTGCGCAGCGTTCGGATCGACACTCGAAGGTAAATGAATCGTCGCCGCGGGCGTGACCGTCACAAGCGTCGGCCCGATCACCCAGAACGTCGTGCCCGCAGCCACAACGCCGCCGATGGCAGCGTTTGCTGCTGCGATGAGCGCAGGCGTCGCGCCGGTATTCGTGCCAAGCACGTTGACGACTGCCGCAAAGTACGCAAGCGAGCCAACAAACAACACGGTCGCGCCGCTCGCCATCGTGCCGGAGCCAACCAGCGTCGCGAGGTTGGTGATCGCAACGTGCGTCGCGTCCACGAGGTTCGTGACTTGGCCGTAGAACGCACGCGTACCGTCATAAACCACAACGAACGCACCGAAGGGAAACTCATTGCTCGCGGTGAGGGGGAACGTTGCCGCCGCATTCACGGCTGGCATCGCAACGCCGGCGGTCGTCGTGGTCTGCGGCGCAACCTGAAGCTGTCCGCTCGAACTTAGGAGATCGCCAATCGAGTAGGTGAGGCCCGGTTGAATGCCAAGAAGCGCCGCCGCGATCGCGTTGTTGGTACCGGAGTTCTGCCCCGACTCCTTGAGCATGAAGCGATTCTTGTACGGATCGTCTTGCTCGTCGTCGATGCCGTTCGTAAAGCCCGCAGCGTTCGTGACGGATTGCACCGCCGGTAGAGGCGAGCCGCCCGCCGAGACGAGCGTGTTGATCGCACCGGCAGAAACGTTGCCGATCGTGCCAGGTTCGTTGCAGACAACGGTTGCGTTCACCGTCGCGGGATTCGCATTCGCCGCGATGACGTAGCCATTCAGCCCTGCGTTGTAGCCCGTCTGCGAATTGTCGGCAATAACGGTGTACTGCAGGCCACTGGTCGTCTGAACGACCGAGTTAACCGGGATGACGATCTGCTGCGGCGGCGGCGAGGCGCATGCGAACGTAACGGAGCCTTGTGCTGCCGACGCCGCGAGGCGCGGCACGAGAAACTGCTGGCAAAACGAGTCGACGTCCCCGCCTTCGCTCGTCTGCAAGCGCGCGGTACTCTCGATAGCATTTTGGTTATTCTGTAACTGCAGCGCGAGGGTGCGTACCGCACGGAATGCCGATCCAAGCGTCGAGCCGACGTTCGTCGATGGCACCGCTTGCCCAGGGGCCAAATTCATATACGCTTGAACGAATTCCGTGATAAGGAGGTTGTCGATCGCAGCGGCCGACAACGGCGTGAAGAAACTCACGTCCTACCCTCCAAACACAGAATACGTTTTGTTGACGCTTACGCGCGCGCCAGAAATCGTGTAGCACTCGACCAGCACTTGAGCGAGACCCGGCTCAATTTCAGCCACGGACACGCTCGGCGTCGGCGTGGCGGAAATTTGCGGGTTTTCGTTGCACAACTTAAGGATGGTCGCCGCGCGCTCGTTAATAAGTTCGTTCGTGAGCAATTGTCCGACCATCGCACGGCAACCGCCGCCGAAACTTTGGTTGCAGAGATCATCGCCGCATTGCGCCGGATTCCCGTTCGTGTCGTACTGCCGCGGGTTGGTTCCGAGCATAAGCTCAACCCATTGCGAGGTAGCGGCCGGATCATCACGCGTATCCACGACGATCGCGAGATCGAATTGCTCAGTTACGCCAAACGTGCCGCCATAGTTTAGCGCGAGCTCAGCGTAACCAACACTCATTTAATAAGCACCTTCGTGGAGCACGCCGGCGGCGTGATGGAATGAGCCCAACCAGCCACAAGCGCGGCGAGCATGGTCGTCAGTTGTGCGCCCGTGATCGCGCCGACCGTATTGAGCAGTTGCGCGTTCTTGATGACGTCTTGAAGGTTCGCGTTCTGACGGCTCGTTTCGTAAGCCACGAAGTCCGTCGCCCGCGCCGCAGCGTTGGTCGCTGAAGTCAGGTTCGAGTAAAGATCGCCAACCGCGACGTTGCCGACATGCGAGATTGCGTTTCCAGCGGCATCGAGCAACGTGTAGAGTCCAGCCGCAGCGGTGTGCTTAATCTGCTGCGTCGTGTCGTCGTGCCGCGTTGAGAGGCCGTTCTTCGTCTGCGTGAGGTGAACGGCTCCGCCGACATGCTTGAGGCTTCCAAGCCCGTCGCCCGTCGCTGCACCATCGGTTCCCCACTTTGAAGTGACATCGAAGGAGCCGGCCGCACTACGATGCGCGACCCAATGCTCGCCCGCGGGCGCCCCAATAGAGTCGTCCGAATCAAACTTAAGGATCGCAGCCGGTCCCGATTGTGTTTCGTACAAGACGACCCGCTCGTTTCCGACGACGCCGTACTGCTGGCAGTAACTTGCGGTGTGAATCGGCACGCGCGTTGCGTACGCTGCTTGATCGTAGCCGTTCGGGATAATCGATGCGGTGTCGGCGCGGATGACGAGAGCGGTCCCGGTAGCCGGGTCCCACGACCCACCGATAACCGTTCCATCGACGCCGACGGGTGTTTGCCGCTCTGCGAGCGAGCGCTGCACCACTGCGCCGATGGCCTCGATGATCGCTTGCCATTCTTGCGGCTCAAGCGCCATGCTAGACCGCTCCTTGCGGCAAGAGGTGATTTACCGCTTGAAAGCTCGCGCGTAATCCCTCGAGCGGCGACATGCGTAGACGCATCGTGCGCGAGAAATATACGTCGTTGAAGTAGCGATAGGGAACGTCGCTCAGCTTCACTTTCGAGGTGATGTTGAGTTGCGCGAGCAGTTCGGGCGTCACCGCAATTTCGAAGTCGATTGCATACTCGTGCTGCGAGATCGAACGCCAGATCGATTGCCCAAGGTTGTTGAGCGCCGCTTGATTCTGATTAGGAACGAAATAAATGTAGCGCTCCTTGCCAGATTCGCTCGCAATGCCAGTCTTCGAAGAGAACGCGCCGCCAGTGCTCGACGTGGTCGTCACGGTGACGGTGCCGTCGCCCGACGTCGCTGTCGTCACCAAGTCCGGTGTTCCAAAGATCGGCTGCGAGGTTACCTCACGGCTTTGCGGCGTTACCGAATAACCGCCGTCGGGCGTTGAGGCGATATGTACGCTGCGCGACATACGCGTGCGGGGCTGATACGTGTGCAGTTCAACCTGCACGTTCTTCGAGAATTGCGGCGAGTGGGTTCCCGTGAGTCCACCATCCACTTCGATGTCGCGACCGTAGCTGAGCGCGATCGTTTGCCGTGGGATGAGGTTCGTTGCGGCATAGTAGACCGTGTCCTTATCCACCCAAAGGTCGACGTTGTCGAACATCGCGCATTGAATGCCGAGATCCCAAATGCGCTTGCCATAGAGCGCGCTTGCGAAGTTCGCACCCCCGATGAACTCTTGTCCGAGCACCTGCTGGATGGTGATGGGCGAGTAGCCTGGCGGAAGAATCGGCACGAAGTTCATGCCGATTCGGGTAGCTTCGTACTGAAGAAACGCGACGCTCGTCTCGGACATCGAGATGCGCGTGATGCGATTCGCAACTAAGGGAGCCGCGAACGATCGGCAGGCGAACGTAACGCGATCTGCATGGAACATCGCCGAGTATTGGTCGACGGTGCCGTACCACAGGAGCACGAGTTGCGAGGTGTCTGTCTCGCTCGCTAGAGACGAAGGGAACCCCGCATAAATCTGAATATAGACCGGAGTATTGTCGGTGATCGCAATGCCGCTTGTATCACTCGGCACAAGCGGGCTATCGCCACGGAAGAGTTCTTGCGTGAAGTCCGGGTTGGAGCCGATGTCGAGCGTGACCGTCGCGGACCCCGTTGCCCCGTGCGCGTTGTTGTCGATGTCCCAAGTGAGCGGCACATACGACTTGCCGTTGAGCACGATGACAGAGTAAGGCTTTGCCGTCGTGTTCTTTTGCACAAATGTCGGCCGTACAAGCGGAAAATCGGCCTGCGTCGGCACGAAGATCGGCTTGACGATCTGCAGTTGTGCGGCGTTCATACCTGCTTGATGCTTTGAAGCGGCGGAAGACCGATGTCGGACGGCGCCTTGCGAGACGTGTACGGCGAGACGCGACCATTCGCGGCCGTCAGTTGAGGTGCCAGGGTGATGTCGTCGTAATAGAGCGCAGCAATCATATACATCGATGCGCCCTGTACGCGCACCGTTTGCACACTTTGGCCGTTCTTCGCGTATTGAGCGATGAGCGTGAGTGCCGTCGTCAATTGCGTTACCGCAACGTACTGCGGTGCGGTTTGAGCGACCGTCGATTGATATGACGAGACTGCCTGCGACGCGGTCGTAACCGTCTGCACAAGCGTCGAGAGTTGCGGTGCCAACAGTTGCGCGATCGGCCCGGCCTTGGCAATGGCGGTAAGGGCTGAATTCACCTGTTGCAAGACCGAGGAAGAGCCGGTGGGATCGGCGGTCGCAATGGCTTTCGAGTGGCCCGCTGCGTTGCCGGCGATGGTTGAGATTTGACTGTCGATGCTCGTTGGCGCGGTGGGTACGATCGCCCCGTTGGCTGCGCGCGTGATCTCGACGGTGATCGTGTACTTGCACCGATTGGCGTGCCGGTGGCCTGGCTTAAACGACCGAACGCGGCAGTAGTAGCGATGCGTGCGCCAGGAGAGCAACACTTCTTGCCGCGAGAGTTGAAGTGCGGTCAGTTGGCTTATACGGGCGTCGATATATGGCTGCATGAGCTCGCCGCCGAACGTGACCGGGGACGGTTGCACCCCCATATCGGCCACATGCCGGCCGCCGCCGATGCGCTTGTTCACGACGAGATCGGCTTCGAATCCGCCGATCGGCAGTTCGTCCAACACCTCGAGCGCCGCGAAGGTGATGGGGCCAAGTTTTACCGGGTCTGGGCCCGGCCCGAAGGCTCGTACGAAGTCTTGCGCGTTCGCCAGGGCGTTCGCAAGCGACCCGATACCAGCCATTTTTCCCCACCCCCGGGCGTTCGTGCTAAGCTAAGACCATGAAGCAGGTCAGCGACTTTGCCGCGCCCTTCGTCGATTTGATCGAAGAGACGGACGGCGAGCCGGTTCTTCTTGACGCGTCGGGGCGGAAGATCGAACTCCGGCCCGCTGAGCCGGAGACGATCGATCTTCGCGCAGCGGCATACAAAGCCGAGATGGACCGCTCAATCTGTCGCGATCTCATGTCGGCGTTGCGTCGTCACGCAAAATTAGCTGGCCGCCCCTGGCCTTAGTGTAGCGGCACCATTTGCGCGTTCGGCACGGTTGGTGCGGTTTGAATGGCGCCGTGCTGATTGATGAGCCAGTTCAGGAAGGCGCGCCCCTGATCGGGCGTCGATCCCTTCGGTAGATTTACTGAAAGCGGCCCATGGATATGGACCTGGGGCGGTGCAGCCTTGAGGCGCTGCAGGAGATCATGCTGCGGGTTATAGGGCACATTCGGAAGCCCCACGCGTCGTGCAACATAGAGCGGACTATTCGGATTGTCTTCGGCAAACCCAAGCGGTGAGGTAGGATCATAATCGCTTTGCACAACCCGCTCGCCGCGCTTGCCACGATCGAGCATGTCCTTAATGTCCTTGTACTCCTGGATCGTAGCCAAGACTGCAGCAATTCCGATTGCGACCGGCCCCAATGAAAATCCAAGGACTTCCATTCCGGACGCGACAGCTTCTACTTCGCCAGCCAGTTTTGCCCCGGTGAAGGCGGCCCGGAGAAACCCGATGCCTTCGGCGAGCGTCTTGACGCTGCTATACACCCCCGCAACCATCGACAACGCCTTGAGCGCACCGCCCACTGCGAGCAGCTCTTCACCAACATGCACGGCATTATCGACAAAGTGAGAAAGATCGTCCGGATGCGCTTCCATCCAGTCCCCGAACGCCTTGAGCTTCGGGTTGATCGCATCGAAGAATTTCGTGGCAATGGGAATGCCAGCTTGACCGAACTCCACCAGGTCATTTGACAACCGCGTGATCGCGATGGCTTCTTGACCGCTAACGCCGAAATTCTTGAGGAGCTTTTGAATCGTTTCCAGCGATCCGTTATTCGCGGCATCCTGGATGACTTTGAGATTTTGATGATACATGTCCGACTTGGACGTGTCGCTCATCATGGCCGCGGGAATGATTCCGACTTGTCCAAATGCGGTCGACGCAAGGTTGCGGAATTTCGTTTCGCCTAATTTCTTGCGATCGTTCTGCAAAATCTCGAAGGATTTCGCGATGTCAAGATGGCCATCTTTGTCGATTGCTGCCTGCAGGCCAAGTTGGTTTTTCGCCCGTTCTCGCTTAGCGGATTGCGTGACCGCAATCGCTTGCACATAATCCTTAAGACGAGCACCGGCACGACCCTGCCCTAATCCCGATTGGTCCGCCGTGGCGGTAAAGGCCATGACCTGCGCTGGCGTCATTCCGGAAAGATACTGACCAACCGGACCCAGTTGCCCCATCACGGTCATCGCACGGCTGAACTCGTCGGGCATCGCCATGGAGAGGACAGATGCTTCGTTCCATACCTTCGCCATCGCGCCGGGTTTATACGCACCGAAGAGATGAGCAGTCTGGACAGCCTGCTTAGCAGCCGTCTCAGAATCTTCGTTCTTTAGACGGCCAAGAATATCCATGTACTGCGCAAGAGCAGGCGCAATATCGGTGAACGAATTCATGCCGTATTTTTCGACGATCGGGCGCATGCCCGACGTGGCCGCAACCTTCAGGCCGTCCATCACTTGTTGGGCACTGAAGAAGCCGGTCGCATTTGACGCCGTAAACGCAGCCTTCTGTAAGGCGCGCATATCTGTATCGCGTTGCGCGGCGCTGCGGTTGTACCCGCCAAGAGCGAGATCTGTCTCGAACGTCGTTTGGTCGAAGTCGGCAGCCTTCTGCGTCGCGTAGGCGACCGTGCCAAGGATACCAGCGCCGGTCCACATCATATTGCTGCCGACGTGACCTGCGGTCTTACCGGCAGAGAGCAGCGCCGATTCGCGTTGTTGTGCAGCGCTGCGCGCCGAAGCGACGGACGCACGTTCTTCGGCAATACGCTTCTTCTCCGCCATTGCGGCGGCACGCGCTTCCGCGGCTGCGGCCTGCTCGTCCATCGCGAGAGTTTGGCGCTTTAGCCCTAGATCGCGTTGCGTGATTTCCAGCGCATTGATACGCGTCGCGAGGACCTTTCGTTCGCCTTCATTGGTGCTGAGCACCATCTGCTCGCGCAGTTCGGCTTCTTGTTTGGCGAGCCGCAGCATCTCGGCACGTGCTTCGATTGCACGCGCTGGCACAAGCGAGTTGGCGCGAACATCGGCGAGTTCTTTTTTTAGCGCGGCTACGCTGGCAGTCGACGATTGAATCGAACGCTTGAGTTCGGCAAAGCCTGAAAACGTCTCATCTTTGACGCGGAACTCAACCCACAACCGATACGGGTCGAATCCGCTCATGCGCTTACTCCTCTAGTTTTCGCGCAATCGCCACGTTGATGAGCCCGATTGCTTCTTCTCTCTTCGCCCATAACGCCGGTCCCATGAACGGCCGAGGCGGTAGGTGTTCATCGCCGTGCTCTTGCGCCTCGGCGACGATCGCGATATTGACGGGTTTGTCGTTCCCCATCGTCACCATCTCGTCGGGGACCGCTACGATCGCGGCTTCCGAAGTCGGCAGTTCGCGAATCGCGTCGTGGAGCGCGCCGGTACGCAGTTCCGGTTCATTTCGCGTAAAGCCGAGGCGTTCGCGCTCGTCCATCGTGCTCTTTTCGAGCGGAGCCCAACCCGGAAATGGGCCTTCCTGTTCGTGATAGGAACCGAGACGTCCGCGAGCGTCGTCGCCGACCATCTTGGAAATCTCTGCATATTCAGGGCCGAGGCTGCGCGTCGCAGCGATCATGCGCGCGCGAATTCCATCGACTAACGCATCGGCTGAAGAAAAGTCCGGCATTATTGCGTACTCCCAGGGATCGCGAGCACGGGTGCCGGCAGTGGGTCTTCATCCCACCGCATGCGGGCAAAGTTGTACTCTCCGCCGCGCGCCTCACCAAACGCAATGTCCCAAGCGACCTGCTCACTCTCTGAGAGAGAAAGCACCCACTCGGGACTTTGCGTTATGAGGATTAACCGCGCTATTCGGCGACGGGAGCGGGCTCGTTTTTTAGTTCGCCCTTTGTTGGCCGCGTTTCCACGTAGTATTTCCGAACGAGCTCATCGAGTTCGCGGCCGGAGAACATGCGTAGGCGGGCGGTCATCTCGAGCCGGCTATGAACCTTCGGCAAGTCGGTGCCATTGATCGCCGTCACTGCCATCGCAGCCCGGAAGTACACGCTCGTATCGCTACGGGCTTCTTCCGGCACAAGCATGTCGGCGTTTATTTGCTCAAGCCCGTCGAGTTCTTTGACCAAGAACTTCCGGCCGGTTTCGCATTCAACTTCAAATGTCCTGAAGTCCATCTAGCTAGACGACCCCCATGAACAGTTTCTCTTGCGCCTCGAACGTGAACATCGGTTTCACCGTGCTCAACGCCCACTCGCCCGAGTCGAAGTCGTGGAACACGCACTTGGTGTAGTTCCAGATCGAGGTTTCGCTCTTGTCGGCGTCCTCTTCGTAGGTCGTGATCGTGAAGAATTGCTCGGCACCGCCGGCGTACTTCGCCTTCTCGATCGCGGCCATCGTCTGCGAGAACTCTGAAGAGTTTCGCTCACACTCGATTGAGCCGTTCCAGCCACGGGGCTGAACGCGGTGATCGACCTTTCCGCCTTGGTCGACCGCATCTCCCGTGAAGAGTTGGTCTTTTGCCTTCGCGCGGAACTTCGTGCGGCGACCATCGAGCGATACGGTGCCCTTGTTCGCATCGTTCGTGATGATGATCGCTTGATCGGTGCCGATGTTGATAAAGCCGTCGGACATTTATTGGCCCCTCCCTAAGCGGCCAGCGGAAGCGGGGGAGCGGTGACTTTGACGGCGTTGCCAACCTTCGTAGCGCCGATGATGTACTGCACGCCTGCGCGCGTCGTCACATCGAGCTCGAAGTTGAGGAAGCCGGCGGCCAACGATGCAGGCGAGTTGTTGGAATCATTTAGGATGATCCCCATGCTGCTCACCTTACCTTGCAGTTCAGTTTGCAGCCCGAGCAACGCCGTGTAGAGTTGCTTGCGTGCGTCGTTCTCATCCGCTTGCGCAAACGGAACGGTGGATTCGACGTCGCCGCCCTGGTAGAGCTTCGCGATCTGACCCGCGCGATACATGATGTACTTCTGCGCCCGAATCTCATTGATCTGACGCCCGGCGGACGTAAGCCCATGTGCGAGCACCCATTTGCCGTTGTCGTAGTCGAGCCAATTGATGTTGTTCGACTCGCGTTGGCCGCGCTCGGAGATACCGATGGCACCCTTCGCAAGACGTTCGGTAGACGAGATACCTTCCGCCCCATCCTGCGGCTTGTTGCCCGGATAGGCGAACGGGTCGAGACTAGCGACGATGCCAGCGGCCTTGCCAAGTGGCGAGACGAGAATCTGCGCCTTTTGGTACTTATCGAAGACGTAAGCCCAATCCATGATGACATTCATGTTGTCGTCGCTCATGGTGTTGGACGTCTTGTTCGCGATCGCCGTGATGTAGTCGGTGCCCGATGCGAACGTCGACCACCCGTCGGCACCTTCCACATTCGCGAATTGCGCAACCGCAGCGAAGAGCGCAGCAGTCGTGAAGTCGGCGAGCACAAGTTGCGAGCCCCAGATGAGACCGGTAGCCGCTTGCATGCCTTTCAGCGTTGAGCCAGTGACGGTGCCGACCAGGGTCGTGTCGGTTACGCCGGAATCTCCGTTCGTTCCGCCCGATGCGGCGAACGCTACGCCAACTTGCGGCGTCGTGGCTGATGATCCGGCGGTGTAGACGAAGTACGGGTCGGGAACTTGACCGCTCGCGGTTCCGTTCAGAGCTGCGAGTGCATTCGTTTGGAACGTGGCAGCGACGAATGGGCCGTTCGCGGCCGAGTAACCTACGATGTTGTTCCACGTTTGCGCCGAGCCATCGATCCAGAACCGCGTGATTGATAGTACTGGAGCGTTCGTGAGCGTGCCGCTTTGCAGCGTTGCGACGATCGATGCGGAGTTTGCATCGGTTCCCGGGCAGACGGCGGTGCCGTTGATGAGCGCCGCCGGGGTCGGCGTGGCGGTGTCCATGAGCGTCATCGTCGCGAGCGTCGACGTTCCATCGTCAACGAGAATCGCCATGAACTGCGTGCACTCGGGCATCCCCGAAAGCGCTTCGCGCAGCGCGGACTTCACGAGATCGGTGCGGATACCGATAGCGGCGCCGCCGCTCTTCTCATCCGAGAAGAAAAGAGGCGTGTTACGTTTGCCCCACGAGCCAGACCCAATGACGACGACTTGGTTCGTCGGCGGGCCCGATTGCGCAGCACTCGCAACGGGGAGTTTCGTCATATACACGCCGTCTGATTGAAAGTTCCCCGATTGCGTGTTACTGACGACGGTAAAGGTTGGCATTTAGAACTAATCCTCCGTCGTGCGAGGTGGAGCGGCAACTTTTGTCGGTGCCGCAGGTGGCGTGCTTGGCGCTGGTGCTGCTGCGGAGAACGGCACGTGCGGGTTTATCACACACGTGTCGTGCAGGTTTGCGTTGTCGCGAACGGCCTCGGCGTCGGCACCCGAGAGCACGTCTCCGCGGCGCCGACGAACGCCGTTGACGATCATCGGATGGGTGACGATGTATTCCACTATGGTCCTCCGGTTATAACGGTAATGGGTGCGGAGCCATCGGCTGTGATGGTGCCTTCGATTGCCTCAACTGAGGTCGTGTTGATGATCTGCGTGATGCCGTACTCGATTTGAAAGAGCAAGATCGCGCGATACGCGGAGTACGCTTGCTGCGCCTGATCGCGCCATTTCGGCCCCGCATATTTAAAGCGCAGTCCGGTGCCGTCGGCCATCATGAGAAACGGTTGATTCGTGCCGCCGAGATTCGTCTCGATCACCTTCGCAATATCCGAACGCTCTTGCGCGTTTGGCGACCACACATTGACCTGCACTGTTTGCGACATGCGATTGATCTCGCGAGAGTATGTCGCCGCATCGACTTGTCCGATGTTGCACCGCTGCCAGAACGCCCCGGTAACCGTAAGTGCTGCGCCGCTGATCGTGATGTGGACGCCGGCGGGCATCTCGGTGTTCGCTTTAGCGAGAATGGCTGCTGCGATCGATGCTGGCGTGTCGCCCGCGATCACGGTGTAATTTGCGTCGACAAGAGGCTTACCGAAGAAGGCATGCACGAGGTCACCCGTCTTGGGCGTCCCCGAAAACGTGAGGATCTGCTTCGTTGAATCAAGCGATGCTTGCACGCCCGGCGCGTTCGTGGAAATCAGTTCCTTCGTCGGGTGATAGCGCGGGCAAGGCTTTGGGTCATCGAACGGCCAGATCGAAACCTGGGAGCCAGCACCGGGTTGATGCATGACATCGTGGAGTTCTTGACCGGTCGGCCAGCCAACGAATACTTGATCGGGCTCGCTCACGAGGTTCGCGGCTTCGAGCGTCGCGTTCACGGTACTGCGGATCGCGGCGAGCGCCATGTCAAGGCTTCCCATTCAAACCTCGCGTGACGATCTTCACGACCTTATCGGGCATGTATGGCTTCGAGATGAAGTGCGCACCGGCTTGCATGAGCGGCTCGTAGACCGCTCTCTGCGACATCGATGACACCATAAAGACTTTGACCGGGAAGCCCCCATCAAGGAGTTCGCGCGCAACATCATCGCCATTCTTACTCGGCATGATAATGTCAAGCGTCACCGCGTCGGGCTTCAGCCGATGAACGAGGGCCAATCCTTCGCGGCCATCGCCGGCTTCGCCGATGACTTGGTGTCCGGCTTGGCGTAGAATGCGCGCGAGCATCGAGCGAAACGGCTGGCTATCGTCGACAACAACAAAGCGCGCCATCAGACCTTCTCACAGACGCAAACGTAACCCTCAAAGCCTGCATCGTCGCTGTTCCCGAAAGACTTAATCTCGTACTTGTCGCCGTTTGGAAACTTGATACGATGATACACGTCGAGCGCTTGACCATTCAGGTTCGGCACATAAACGATGAACTGCGCACGGGGTAAGTCGGTGGGAGTTCCGAGAAAGTTTCCGTCCCGAACGCGCTCGCGTGGAACAATTCCGCATTGAACCGTAGCCGGCGTAGCACCGAGCGCATTTGTGAAGAAATAGTCACCATTGACCAGCGAGAGTATCCACTCGCTCGCATCGTCGCTGCCGCCGTATCCTGTTTCTTCTTGCGATCCCGAGACAGGCTGCTGAGACGACTGGCCGGCATGCGGCCGTGGCCAGGTGAGACCACACGCGAACTCGGTGCGCACGAGGAGCGTTGCCTTTGTTGGCCGGATCTGCGCAACCGTAAAGACGTTGTTCTTGCGCGCCTGGTAGCCGGTTTCGGTCAGAACGTCGCCGATGAGCAATTTTTTATTATTGCACGTAGCGACGAACACCTGAAGACCGAATGTGTCGTTCTCGATGAGGTCCTTACGCGACGTCTTGTCGGGAATAATCTCAAGGCCAACGACAACTTGCGGGTTTGAGGTTACCGATACGTTCGTCGTGGGCGTCCAGCGCTGCACGGTATACGTCTGGCCGAGTTTGTGCGCAGCCTTGCCGCGCCCGCGCTGAATCTTTCGATCGAAGCGGGCAATGCTGCTCATGCTCTCTCCTAGGTGGTACGGCGGCGGGGGCCGCCACCGTCGAACGTTCCGCCACCGGCGTACTGAATACCGAGCGCTTGCGCGAGATCGCGACACGCATCGAAATACGCTTTGCGCCGCTTGCCGTATTCAAGGCGCTCTTGCGTGAAGACGTCGGCCTTGATTGTGTCCATGCCATCGGCCGAGAGGCCGATTTGATTCTCCCAGAACCGGCACCACGGCAAGTACCCATAGATCGGCACCGACGGATTGGCGTTCGGGTCAACGAACACCGGACCTGGCGGGTCGTTCCCGCCAAAAATGCGTTTCGTCGGCGTGCTCGTGCCGGGTTGATTCACGGCGAGCGTGATCGACGCTCCGCTGAATACCGAGACCGACGTCGAGTTAAACTTCGAACCATACATACGTGATCGAACCTGAATAAGGTTCGAGAGCGGTACAGCGACGAAGGATGGTCCCAAGATCGGGTCGCTTGTAATCTGCTGCGCGATCGCGGCCGCAACGATGATTGCGGTATCACCGGCTGCTAGCGTGTGCGTGAAGGCTTGTTGATCGATCTGTACGATCGCGGGGTCGCCCACGGTAATCGCCCCGGGAATCGTCACCGGAATGTCGACGCCGCCGCTTGCGAGGTAGAGGTCGAAGTTCGGATGATCCGCGCCAACGACTTTAACTTCGATGTCGATCGGCAAGTTATTAAGGCGAAAGCGTAGACCGATATTCGCGGGATCTGTCGGAAAGCCGAGCATGCCGGCCCCGGTACCTAATTGCGCGAGGAACGGCGGCCCGAGTTGGCTATACGATGCACCCGAAGAGGGATAGCGAAGGTGCCGCTCGACCTCGTCCTTTTGTTGTTCGGTCAGCATCGAGCGTTACTCCGAGTCTGTGGGGGACCACTCCGGCGCGTCGGGCATGCCTTCATCGCCGGCACGTAATTCGTCAGCCTGCTTTTCGGCCGCAACCGGTTCCGGCTTCTCTTCAGGCTCCGCCACCTTGCGAGACTTCTTCTCGCGCGATACGACAACGTATTCCACATCGTGTTCGTCCATGATACGGATACGGTGCGGGTCGTCGATGATCTCGGTGGGTCGGAACTGAACGATCTGTCCGGTGTTTGTTGCGACGGCCTGGTAGTGCGTTGGACGCACGCGCAGTTTATCGCTCGGATAAATCGACACGGCAGCTTCGACTTCGCGTCGACGCGTATCATTGAATCGCTGTGCGTCTAGCACGTTATCGAAATGCGGAGCCATTGCTACCTCTTAAAGGTGAAAGGAGGTGGCCGCGCAACGCCTTCGCGCTACGCGGCCTTCATGGAATCGGTTAGCCGCGAACCGGGCAGAACACGGCGCGCTTCGCGTAGCCGTAACCTGCAGATTCGACGATGCCGTTGGCCGTGAGGTCGGTCGGCACAACGTCGCCGCGGATCGTCTCCCACGACACTTGAACGAAGCGACCGTTGTTGTCGATCGGCGGGCGAATCGCAGTACAGATGCCGTCGGTCTCGCTGACGTAGGCGAATTTCTTCTCCTCGTCGTTGATGTCGGCGAACATGCCATTGATTTCCGAGATGCCGTCGACAAGAGCGCCTTGCCCAAACACGACCGGCCACCGGACGGGATTCGAAAGCCCCGCTTGCGCCGGAGTGTACGGAGCGTTCGTGCTCATGAAGAACGCGACGCCAAGGTGCGACGCGAGGCGAGCCTTTGCGTAGACCGGATCGCCGCCGCGCGTTTCGAACGCCTGCTTGAAGTCTTGGTCTGCGTAGAGCTGACGCCACGTGGTGTTGTCGAGCACGCACGCGTACATGTCGTCGATGATGGGGGGCACCTGCGCATCGCGCAGATAGGCGACCATATCGAGGATGGCGGCTTCAGAGAAGAGATCGGAGTTACCGAGCTGCGAGAAGTGCGCCTTCCCGTTCGGATAGACGATCTTCGGCGCGAAGCCGGATTGGACCACGTCGCCGGCGGCGAACGATACAGCCGTATCTAACGTGAGCGTAGCCGATGCGCCACGGCCCGAGACGTTCGTCCCGAGTGCGACGGTCGGAGACGACGCCAGAGCGGCGTTCGTGCCACGCATGACGCGCAGCGAGCTACCGCCGTTACCGACGGCCGCACCGGTCTTGACATTGACGAGCGCGTTCGTGGTATCGAGCGTAAACCCGATGACGTTCGCGATCTGCACGCCATTCTTCAGCAACGGCAACGGTGCGCCGCCACTGACCGGAACCTGATCGCCATTTACCAGCGTGAACGTGAAGCCCGACGCATCGTCGACATGACAGGTGGTCGACGTCGTGGTGGCTGTAGTCACGATGGTCGTGCCACCGAGGTAACCGTTGACGAGCTTGAGGCCGCCTTTCGATACGCACAGGCCGCCCATGAGCTGGTTACGGCGATAGCGGTCGACGGATTGGCGCGACTGTTTCACGCCAGCCTTTACGACTCGGCGCCAACGATCGAGGATACCCATCGGCGAGGTCTTGATGTCGATGGTTTGCGTGCCGTTGAACAGTTCCATCGTGACGGTGTACTGTTCGTTAGCGTACTGCTCGTTCGTCATGCCGTTCGTAAGGCCGGTGGCGAGCGATGGATCGACCGGATCTTCGTTTGCGGTCAAGAGGCCCGGCTTGGTGCGCGTCAGCGTGTCGCCGGTGTGCGCCGGGACATCGAGACGATCGCAAGCGAGGTTGTAGACTTCGTTGGGTTCGAGACCCGGTTGGTACGCTCGTTCGAGGTACCCTTGCTGAAGTTCGTTCGCAATCGGTCCCGGGAATTGCGAGACGTTGGTATTGGTGAAAAGCTGCAGATCGAACTTCGCTGCGATAGCAGCAAGCAGCGTCGCACCGAGATGAGAGCCACGCATGAAGCGTCTTCCTCCATTAGTCGATGAGAGAAGCGCGCTACCGGGCACCTGTCCCGAGCAAACGCTGCAAGTAAAAAGGCGGCTTTTAGCCGCCTGCGAGGGTGGGTCGACCGAACTGCGCGATATTCGATTCACGTTCGAGTTGCTCGAGCGTCTTTGAAGTGTCGCGATAGTCGACGGTCGTGGTGGGTGCGCCAGTTGGGCCACCTGTGGGGCCAGGGCCATGTCGGCCTGTGACCGGGGGAGGGGCCCGTTTTCCGAAGAGATGCGCCTTCTCTTCTTGGAAGGCTTTTACGACGTCTTCAACGCCACCGAGCGCGAAGGTTTCGTCGTCGCAGGTAATCTTGTCTCGTGGTACTGCACCTGCGACGAGATCAACATCGATCGCGCCAGCCGCCTTAAGCGCGTCTTTCAACGCTCGGTCGACCAGTTGCGTCTTGAAGTTCGTTTTGTACTGACCGTTTGCGCGGTTTGCTGTTTCGAGCTTACCGCTAAGATCGGTCTTTTCGGTCTCAAGGCCAGTTACTTGTACGCGCGCTGCGTCCCGCTCTGATTCAGCGGTACGAAGCCCCGTACGGTACTTACCGGCTTGCTGCCGAACTTTCTTATTCTCGTGCAACGCTTTGCCGAGCATCGTCTTGAGTTTAACGACGTCGTCACCAAGGGCGTCAACATCGATCTCGAGCGCTGGGCCGAGTTCGGGGTCGTCTCCATCGGTGAAGAGTTGCAGGTTGAACACTGCCGCCGCGGCCTGCGCGAGCGACGAACGAATTCCCACGAACATACGTGTGGAATCTCCTATGGTTGGTGATGCGCGGAACCCGCCGCGGTATCGGTCAGCGTTACGTCGCCGTCGAAGGCAACGAACGAAGGATATTGCTTCGCTACGACGGCGAGTCCGAGAATCGCAGTCTGATAAATCGCGCTTACGGCTGCGCAAACGATGTCTTTCCCATGCGGAGCGAAGTTAGCATGGCCGTTAATCGTAAGCGTGTCGCCGTCTTCGTCTCGATGAACGACGATGCGGATCATGCGAGTAGATTGATCGGCCCGTAGGCTTGAATCGAAACGCCTGCGGCGTCGGCCGAGACCGCCTGGATCGTGAGGCCGTACGCGCGAACCTTGATCGGGAACGCGATGCAGTTAGCCGGCACGATGATTTCATTGCCAGCCGAAATGGCGGGCAGATCGGCCGGATGTATGAAGAGTGGCTTCATGGACGCCACTTGCTGGCCTTCCATCGATGGATAGACCTTCATGCCATTAGCGCTTCCCGCTTGATTCACGTCGGCGACTGCGAGCTTCAGCACATTTGCGGTCGGATTCGTGATGAGGATTTCATGCGCAGGCATCGCCGGCACCGCATCGTTTGGGGCACCGGGCGGCGGTCCGTCGGGCTTGGCAAAGTTCAACGGCGTGAATACGATCTGCGTTGCTGACGCTGCGAGCACCGTTCCCGTGAACGACGAGACGTACTCGTAAGCGGCGCTGACCTTGAACGGCTTGCTCATCGATTCTCCCTAGGCAGTTGCCGACGAGCCGCCGGCGGTCTTAAGTTGAAGCGCATTCGCTTGTTCTTGAGCAGCTTTTTGCGTCTGCTCCGCTTCGATGTTGGCCTTCATGCCATCGACGTCGACAACGTCGTAGAGCGGGCCCACATTAGCCACGGCCGTGTCTTGATCGATCAAGCCAGCTTCTTTCGCTTGCACGGTAGCCGTGACGTAGAATCCGAGATCCTGTCCGCTCGGCTCGTACCACGGTCCCCACGAAATAGACTTCCACTTCGCATCGGGGCTCATGTTCTTGGTCAGCCCTTCGACGGTACCGCCGCACTTTTCGATCATGTAGGCGATGAGTTCTAAGAGTTCAACGATCGCATCTGACCACGACGGACGCATAGCGCCCGCGACGTAGGTCAATGCTTGGTTGAGCAATTCCATCGCGTAGCCGGACTTTGCGCCAGCCAACGATTCTTCAGTGATGCGCGAGCCGCCGCAGTTCTCGAGCGAGAGCGCCCGCAAGCGGAGAATGAGCGCATCCATCGGTGTGACTGCGCCGGCATCGAGTTGCACGAGCCACGCGCCGTCTTTTTCCGAGACTTCAATGACGTCTTCGGGACCGATGCGGTTCGACTTAGTGGTCTTGGGATAGCCGTCCGAACCCGTGAGGTCTTCCTGAACGCCAGTATCGCCTTGCCCGGTTGAGGTTGCGAGAATCGGTTGGCCAGCGGTAACTACCGCCTGGGCACCAACGCTTGCAATGCGCTCAACGAGAAACTCGTTCGTGATCGCACCGTCGAAGATGCAAGGTCCCACGATCGCGCCAGGGCGCGAGATCGGTGCCACCCAGCGCGCGTTGCAACGCCCGAGATTGTGTGCGACCGTGCGCTCTTCATCGCGCTCCCACTCGTTCCAGTCCTTACGTTCGTAGACTTTCTGCGGAACGGGCTCAAACCAGATCGATTCGTTCTCTTCGATGCGGCGACGGCAATACCAGAAGAGATATTGGCGCTGCTCTTGCGAGTGCTCGCCTTCGAGCTTGCGCTTCCACTTTTCTTCGAGCTTGTCGATGTCGTAGCCATCGGTGATGAGGTCTTCGCGCTTGACCAGCCATGTGCGGGTGAGCGTCTTGAGCCTGCCGGGTTGCAGCCGGTCGAAGACCGGGTCGCATTCCCACGCGTCCCAAATGTCGATGTAGAGTCGCCGGGAGTCGCCGTCCTCGAATATCTCCGGTACGATCGCGACAGCACCGGGAGCGCCTTGGGTCGCCGCGGTGTTGAGTAGCGACTCGAGCTTCGCGATGCGAATGAGCTCACGCGCGGCATCGGTATCGTTTTCGTTCTCGAAGAGAATCGTCGGGAACTTGCCTTCGCCAAAGAGCATCGCGACAACGTCGCGCGTGATGATGTGCGCTAGGCGATATTCGGCCGCCGAACGGCGCTTATTAAGTTCGACGTACTTATCTTGCGAGTCGTACCGATCGTCGAAGTCCTTCAGCGTATCCTTGAGCAACTCGTAGAACGTGTAGGTCTGGACGGTATGGTACGCGTGAAGACGGCGCTGCCGATCGTTCCAGCGTGGACATTGCTTCGGCTGAAGTTTCTCTTGAAGAGTGAGAAAATCCATTAGCGTATCGTCGTCCCTTGGCCGGTTCTGCGAATCGCCTTACGGATCTTGATTGGCCACTCGCGTTCAATCATGTAGCCGACGTCATCCGAAAGGTGGGTGAGAAAGATGCCCTTGGCTGGTGAGCCATGATCGAGTTTACGCTTGCCTTCAATCCAGCGCGTCTGCTGAAAGTCGGTTATTGTGCGCTTCACCCGCGGATGAAACAGCACGCCGATTTGGTCGTCCGCGTTTAATAGTTTCGTGTTGACTGCGACCACCCGATCCACGATCGGCGGGTTACCGTCGCGCTTGTGAATCGAAATACGGTAGGGCTTGAGCCGCGGATCGCTTTGCAGTAGGCCGAAATCGCTTTCGCCCGTTGGTGCGCTCGGGTTCTTACCCGATGCGTCACCGTACACGAAGACGCGCGGCCACTGGCCTGCCGGGAAGCGTTCGACGAAGTCGCCGATAGCCTTGAGCGTATCGCCATTCATAATCCACGCTTCCGCAAGGATGTAGAGCAGCATATCCTGATACCCAGCTACCGGTTTTGGAAGCCGGTGCACCTGGCCGATATTGTAAACGCGCGGATTCACACCGAAGTCGTGCATCCACACAAGCGGACGATCGGGAGCGTACTGGATCTCGTATCGATCGCCGACCTTCGCGACGTGCGGCAGGTCAGGAACCGCTGACGTGTGCCGACTCTTAATGAACGACGTATACGCACGGCCTACCCCGACGTCGCCACTCTCACCGAGCACTTCGATGCGAAACACATCGGGCGGCATCGTTTTGCGGAGGTTCGCGATGTATTCTTCGCGCCGCGGGAGCAGCGTGTTATCAAGCGTCGACCAGCGAAAGAGTCGAACCTCGTTGCCGACGTCGTCCTTGCCGCCCTCGGTGCTGTTGCCCTCATCGTCAACTGGATCGATGTAGGTCGTGTGCAGCCAATGGGTGGTGGTCCACGGCGGATTAAACGAGAAGCGAAGCTGCGGCTGCATCGCCGCATACTTCAGATCCTTTGCGTCCGGCTCAATTCCAAGTTCGTGCGCACGTCGGACGCGCTCCACGCAACTCGCGACCCACGGCGACGGCCGATTTCTCGTGAAGAGGTAGAGCAATGCCTCATGGCCGTTGCCCCAAATTTGCACTTCGTCGCACCAGATCGTGTCGAATTCCATCGACTTGAACCGGAGGAACGCACGATTCTCAACCCAACCGGCTTGGATACGATGGCCACGCATCGGGCCGTTGAGTAAGCGGATCGAGAGATCGCTGAGATTCTCGCGATACTTAATGCCGATGTCGTCGAGACGCTGCTTGAAGGTGACAAGGGTACCTTCTTTCACCTGTTTGCGCGTTGCGCCAACGATGAGCGACTGCGAAAGCGGAAACTCTCCAGCCCTCAACACGCCGACCCAATCGGAATGAATAAACGTCTTGCCTGATGCGACGCCGCCGTCGACGCCCGCCGTTTTACCCTTGTAGCGCAGCCACTCGGCTTGCCCTGGAGTAACGGGAATATCGATTGCCGGCACTACCCACTCGCCGCTTCATCGGCGTCGTGCACGGTGTACCGCAGCTCAAGTCCAGTCTCTTCGTTGGTCTCTTTCGACGGCTCGCCTTGACGAATGCCGCGAACGTCGCGTGAAAGCCTCACGGCTTTGTCAGCGGTCTCTGCAAGCGTCTTGAGTGTTTCGGCTTTACTGCGTCCGGGCTTCATCTCGTGAAGTTCAGCGAGGCCGGTCTTTACAGCCGCGACGAGTTGATCTGCGAGGTCCGCATGTTGCGCGAGTCCCGCACCCGCATCGGCCACCGAAGTTCCCCGAAGTTGAACTTGCGCTTCACCGAAGATACGGCGGCGCTCATCGACCCAGCCCTCTTTAGAGCCCTTCGATTCAATGCTTCGGGACGAGACTCCGAACTTTTGATGGCACTGCTCGTACGTGATCGTGGAGCTTGAGAAATAGTAAGTGCGGATTGCGAGCCAGTTCGGTCGAGAGTCGCCGGCCATCTTTCACAACGCTCGCATCTAGCGAGTCGCCTCCTAGCGCGTCCAGCGCGCGTTTAGATTGCGGCGGGCTGCTGCTCGCCTTTCACAATTCCGAGAATCTTTGCAGCTTGTACGATTTGCTCAGCAAGGAACGCCTGCCGCTTGTCGTTCGGCACCGCGCTGAGCTCATGCACGGGGATTTTCACCTCGACGTGCTGCTTGTTGCGATCCTTGCGCGATGGGGCGACATCGCAAATATGGTGAGGAACACCCTTGATGACGCGCTTGCGCCAGGGTGACACCCATAGGCCCTTTGCGAGTTGCATTATGCCTCCGCCGTCCAGCGGCGATCGAACTCCGCGAGCGCCTCAAGGGCGATGCGCGCGATATGCGGGGTGAGGTGTGGCTGCGGTCGTGGTTCGCCACAGAAGTCAGCATCGACGCAGTAAGTCACGAAGAGCATGGCTTCTCGTGCGTCTGGGAGATAAAGATCCCCGCGACCGCCGTAACGCCAGGCTCGGCGGTTGAAGTAGGCTTCGACGTCCGTGATGCGGCAAACGTAGTCTTCATCGGTCATCGATGTTCTTTTTGGAATGACTCCCGGTATGCCGTCAAGCCTAAAGTACAAGCCCCGAAGATGACAGGGGTTACACCCGAGGGCTACGCCGCCGCTTTTTGCTTGCGCAAACGCGCACCGCATGCGAGATAGTAGTCCCGCAGACTCATAAGCGCGGTGAACGTCTCGCTCACGTTGTCGAACGAACGCGCCATCGCACCGCACGCCGCCGCGACGTTGTCGCAAGCCTGAGGATTCCGCGGAACGCGTACCCACGGGAGCGCTTCGAGCAAATCGGCTTGGCCGCGGTCTTCCTTCGGCGGAATTGTCCGCGTCTTCGCCAGAATGAGATCGGGAAGCGCCGAGTTATCGCCCGGACGCACATGCCGACCTGGCATCGCGTGCTGGAACTTCACGCTCGGGTAATCTTCCGCGAGGCCCTGCCACTTAGCGTTGGGCTCGCCGTGCGCGCGCTTTCCGTGCTGGTCGCGAGTTTGAGCGTTCTTGTATTTCAGCCGGCATATGAGGCAAACGGGCGTTTTCAACGCTTCGCCTTCTTTGTGGGCTTGGCCGTCATCTTCTTTGCGCGAGCCTTCTTCTTGGCTTGCGTCTTCTTGCGGCGCTTTTGCGGCACCACGGCCTTGGGCTCCACGATCGGGGTCGGAAATAGCTCGGGCTTCAACACCTCGTACTCGTCGCGAAAGAGCGCGTCGAGCAGATTGCCAAAAAGCATCGTGAGGGCTCGCCACGCGCTTACGAGTGGGTCGAAAACTTTCATACGGCACCTTTGAGCGCTGCGCTTGCGGCGCGCGCGATTTCCGTGACGTCGCGGTGATCTTCAGGCGCTGGCGTCGTGCACGGAGTGACGGCGACCGACGAGCGCCCCATTTCGGCACGGGCGTTCTCTGCTTCGATCGCACGGTACATTGCTTGCCGCCGATAGATCGGAAGGCCGCCACGCGACATAGCACACCGCCTCAAAATAAAAAAGAGCAGCCTCGGCCGCTCCTCTGTTTTGCATATTTTCGTGACACATTCGCACCGCACGTTCGTGCGTGGTTCCTGTGTCACGTTAATGCGTCCGTTGTCCGCCCTTGATGCTATCGTAGTTTTTTATAAAAGTCAACGAGCGCTTTTCCGCCCATGTGTGTTCAGTGTTCCCATTTCTCGGATCCAATGCCGTTCGCGCTCCCGGAGCGCTTTCGGATCCACCACTCGTTCCAAGAAGCGGAATTCAAAATAGAGTTCGCCGTGTAGGTTGAACTCGCGCATGAGCGCAGCGCAAATGTGACGCTGTTCTCGGAGATCAAGTTGATGCTGGCGAAGACGTCTCTTGCAGTCCCCGCTCGCGCCGACATAGGCGTTTCCGCTCTTGGTGCAGACGACCGCGTATACACCCGGCGCGGTGCTCATAAACGGGGACGATTCCCTTATGCCGCCCCGCTTCCCGGCGTCGCAGTTTCTGAGGTCATGCCCAGCTAGATAGCGCTCAGAACTGCGCACTATGCTGACTTCTTTCGCGAGGTGGCAAGATGCGCATCGATCATCGCGCGCACGGCATCCGTACCCCCAGGAGAAGAGAGAAAGCCTTTCTGCTCGCTCGTCATACGTAGTCGCCCAATCTCCGTAAGGGCGCTCTTACGCCTACCACGACGACCTTTAACCATATTGGTTCATCCGTTCTTCGTCGCTGCGGGGTGAATGCGCGCGCGGTGCTTGATGGCCAACGCTGCCGGAACTCGAGCGCGACGACCTCGCACGACCAATGAATTGATGGCCTTCCTTCGGGCGTAACGACCGCGTTAGGTAGACCACCTTATCGGATGGCGACGACGTCTCGCACCCCATGAGCGACTCGATGCTGGTCCCGAGGTACCGCTTTCCGTCCGCGGGCGTGAGGGGACGGACCTCAGGCACGAATGGTTCTTCAGCCGCATCGTAACGGTAGGCTCCATCGTTGCGCGGTATTACATGGCCATTGCGATCACGTAGAGCATCCTTCAGGGATTCGCACAGCGCCTTGGCTTCCGGAGTGGCCGCCAAACGGCGTTGCTCCTCAATCCTGCGCATCTCGCGTTCTGCGTCGATCGCTGCCTGCTCTGCGGCCGTACGCGATGGGACGAATGGTCGATCGTCCGGGTGCGCAGAAAAGGTCCCGCTGGCATAATCGCCTTGCGTACCATAACTAGCGTCGAACATTTCGACGTGGGATGACTCTTGGCCGACTGACTCGTCGTGCATTGCCCAACCTCAAAGTGCGGAGAGCGGTTGGGACTACTAATTCCTTAAAGCGAAACAGTGATTCCCGCTAATGCCTGTTTACTTTTTGAGATTGAGCTTTATGTCACGGTTGAGGCAAAAAGGGCGATCTCGCGCAGACGGCCTTCAACGATTTCATCGAGAACGGAGAGGGGAATCGTTCCGACGAGATCGGGACACATGAATCGTTTCTAGGGATGCTCGTCTTTGGCGTAAACATATGCGTCTGCCCATACTGCGGGTCGTGAATCCAATGCATTTGCTGGATGCCACAACGCTTGCCGTCGATTGTATGGTGACAAGTGAACGCCTCGCGCACGAAGCCATGTTTACGCAGCATACCGAGCCCGTGCTCCGACAATGGAGCCTCGCAGCGTAGCAACTCGCCTTTAAGCGGCGCTTCGGTCTGATAGACGTATTGGCAAAGCGGTTCCTCATCTAGTTTTCGTTCAGTCGGCATTGGCGATCTCCATAAGCACATCGGCATGGCAGGCTTGTGGAGCGCACCAACACGCAAGCACCTTGCCGCGCAATTCTTTCCTGGCAGCGGCGAGTAGCGTCGGGCTTGTTGCAATCCACTCCCGGTACTTCGCGATAACCTCTTCCCGTGTACCGTCCTTGCCGATGACGAATGGGTTGCCGAACTTTGTCGGACGGCCAACGTACACATCATGGGGTTCGCGCTTGTGAACGACTTGCGGTTCAGCCATTGATCGCGGCCTCTCCAAGTAACTCGCGGAGGTCTTGTATCTCCACGCGGTACGAGTTGATAATCATGCGCTGCGTCTGGGGGTCCGTGCTGGGAACGCTTTGCTGCGCCTTCATTGAGCCCTGAAGCCTGGCGATTTTAGTACGGATGCGTTGCGGAAGGTCATCATTTGCTTGTTTTGGAACATCACAGACGCAGCCGCAAGAACCAAACCGATTCGGGTCGTCGCCGCATATTTTGCACTTAGCGCCGAGCGTGTGCGTGTCAATCTCGCCGCCATCGTCGTGAACTACCACGCTCCACCCGTTCGCTTCGATGCAGAGCACGGCGTTCATTAGGCGCTCGCCGACGATCTGCGCGAGCGCATGACAGAGGTCGCGATGCACTTCGGTGACGAGGCGGTTCCATTCGCTGAACGCCTTCTGGTCGTGCCAGCCTCCCGATTCTTCAACCAGGTGGCCCTTGTGGCGCAGCGTTTCGTAAGCCGCCAGCTTCGGCATGACCGGATCGAGAGTTACTGACTGGAAGGTCGGCTTCATGCGTTCGATGATGTAGTGGCAACCATCGTTGAAGGCGCTTTGCATAATCGGGTCGCTCGAACGCTTTGCAGCCTCGGCCCAAATATCTTTCCAAAGCTGCGGCATCTCGTCGCGGTTCTCGCGTGGGAGTTCTTCGAGCCCGCGCTCGTTGACGATCAACTGCTCACGATCTAGTAGGCCACGCACGTTGTAGTAGTCCATCGCCTTGAAGGCGTAGCGGCTACTGCGTGGGCCAATCTCGGCTTCGGGCTCCACTAAGAAGTCGGGGATAACGTGCGTTGTATCGGGGTCCTTTGCCGCACGGTAACCGTCGCAATATGACCGAGCGATAATCTCGATCATGTTCGCCTCGCTTAATGGCAATT